CCAGGGAGTAACCTCAGCAGCTGCTTTTGTTTCTGTCATAACTATAATTATTAAGGTAAAAAAAAATAAAAAAGGAAAGGCAACAAATATCGCGAATTTTGAGTTTTGCGCCAAAGAAATTATAAAAAAATATTTTAAAAAACATATACATATTTCCACGTAATTTCAGATATTTGTAGTATCTTATACTTGAGGGAGGTGAGAGTACAAAAAAAGACATATGAAAAAACTTTTTGTACTACTTACATTATTGTCATTGTTAGCTATTGTATCTAGTTGTCACAATGCTAAATACCATTTGGATAAGTTCTATTCCAAAGGTGGTAAAATCACTTGTGATACAATCTATGTAGAAAAAACAGATACCATAGTTGTCAAAGGCAAAGATGGTAAAGACTCATTAATCTATATTACTTCCCAAGTACCCTGCAATTGTCCAGAAGCCACTGTAGAAACAAGATGGCAAACCAGATGGCAAACTAGATTTGATAATAAGAGATTCAAAGACTCACTGAAAATCATGGCTAGAATGTATAATGACTCATTATCTGCAGCAGTTAAGATTAATAAGCAAAATACCAAAGCTGAAACTAAAAAAACAAAGTATACAGAAAGATCAGGGTTTCCCTGGTGGATGCTGTTCCTTTCTATAATCTTAGTTGCAATCTTATTAATCATCAAACAGTTTAGAAAATGACAAGTTCAGATATCGTAATGTTTATCCTAGGCACAGCTGTGACTGTTATTGGATACTTTTTAAAAATTGTACACAGTGATGTGCGCAAAAACACAGAAGAACAAGGTAAACTTAAAGGAAAAATTGAACTTGTAGAACAAGAATCAAGATTAAAGTACCAAGCTATTCAAGAGCAAACTCAGTTAGAAATTAAAAATCTAGCAAAGAATGTGGGAGATTTGGCAGATACAGTAAGGCAATTAATAAGTAAATAGTGAAAAATCTCCCAAAAGAAGAATTATTAAGTAGACTTGAAGCGATCAATAGAAGCAACGCTATTATCTACTTTGACCTTGGTGGTATTATCACAGGGGTTAATGACATTTTTCTAGAGGCAATGGGTTATGGCAAAGGTAATCATGAAGATATCATTGGCAAACACCATAGCATTTTTGTATGTGATGATTATTCTAGATCACTTGAGTATGAAAAGTTTTGGGACATCTTAAGAAGTGGTAAATACTACACTGGAGAGTTTGAAAGAAGAAAAAAAGATGGAACTCTTATTAATCTTCAAGCAACTTATAATCCTATTTTAAATGAGGATGGTAAGATTACCAAGATAATGAAAATTGCTACTGACATAACTATAATTGTTAATAGCAAAAAACAAATAGATGCTATTGACAGAAGCACTGCTCTGATTAGTTTTAACGTTGATGGATTTATAACAGATGTGAATTCTATATTCTTAGAAACCATGGGTTATAAAGGCAATGAAAAAGCTAAAGTCATTGGTAAACATCACAGCGTTTTTGTAAGTTATGAGTATTCCAAATCTGATGAGTATGCTAAGTTCTGGGAAAACTTACGAAAAGGTAAGTTCTTTGATGGAATCTTTGAAAGAAAAAAGGTAGATGGTTCTACTGTTTACTTACAAGCATCTTACAATCCTGTATTTGACAGCAAAGGAAATATTACAGATGTAGTTAAAATTGCAACTGATGTTACTGAAGCTGTTACTAATAAGGCAAAAATAGATGACCTTACAAAAAACTTGCAAATAGAACTTGCTAATTCTCAAAAGCTTAAAAATGCAATAGAGATAGAAAAAGATGCAGCTTTAAATGACTTGGATGTAATGATGAAGAAAAGTCAAAGTGAGCTAATAAAAATAATTGTCAAAGTTGCGTTGTCTGTTATAGTAGGAGTGGGGGCTGTAACAACTGTGTTATACTGGATGGCCATTGTAACAAATCAAGACACGCAGATTATTGGTTCAACATGGAGTAACATGTTTAGTGTATTATTAACAAATGCCTTTTCTATAGTTGGTACAATAATGGGTATCAAGTATGCTACTCAGGAAGGCAGCAAAGAAAAAAAGTAAGATTATGAAAAAGTTTTTTAGAGAGCTTATATCTGATAACAATCACATCAATGAGCAAACCTTTGTAGGTGTAGTAGCATTTTTTGCTATGGTATTTATTTTAACAGTTGATGTAGTTACAGGCATCTGGGGAAATGAACTTGTCATAAAAGAATTCATCTTTGATGGCTTTATGATTATCACTCTTGGTGCATTTGGAATTACAACAGTAGGTAGAGTCATGTCACTTAAAAAAAAGAATAAAGATGAAAGTAACAAAAACAGCGAAACCAGGGATTGATTTAATCAAAGCATTTGAAGGGTTCAGAGCAGCTCCTTACAAATGTTCCGCAGGTGTTCCTACAATTGGATATGGAGCTACATTTTATCCTGGTGGTAAAAAGGTAACAATGACGGATGCAGCTATAACAGAAGAGCAGGCTGTTGAATTATTGGCAAATATGCTTGTGAGCTTTGAGAAATATGTAGACAGCTACTGTGTAGATACTATTACACAGAATCAGTTTGATGCATTAGTTTCATTTGCTTACAACTTAGGACCAGCAAATTTAAAATCTTCTACGTTACTTAAAAAAGTAAACGCTAACCCTAATGATGAATCTATCAGATTAGAATTCATGAAGTGGGTAAAAGCAGGTGGTAAAACACTAGCTGGTTTAGTTAGACGTAGAGAGGCTGAAGCAAACTTGTACTTTAAAAAATAAACATATGCAACTAAGTAAAAATCTAGCATTAGCAGAAGTAACAAGAAGTGAAACTGCAAAGAGAAAAGGCATTAGTAATATGCCAACTCCTGAACACATTGAGAACTTTAAAAAGTTAGCTGAGAATGTGTTCCAACCTATACGTGATCACTTTGGTGTTCCTATACACATCTCATCTGGGTACAGAAGCAAAGCTTTGAATACTGCTATTGGAGGGAGTTTGACCTCTCAACATTGCCAGGGTGAAGCAATTGATATTGACATGGATGGTACAGCAGTGACCAATGCTCAAATCTTTAACTTTATCAAAGACAACTTGAACTTTGACCAAATGATTTGGGAATTTGGTACTGACAAAAATCCTGACTGGGTACACGTATCTTATGAGTCAACTGGAAAACAACGCAAGCAAATCTTGAAAGCTGTAAAGCAAGGAGGAGCTACTAAGTATCTTCCATACAAATAAAAGATGAGCAAACGTAAATACAATATTAAAGTTTCAAGACCTGGTGTTCACGCTAAAACGAAAACATCCAAGTCTAAAAACTCAAAAAACTATCGCAAGAGCTATAAAGGGCAAGGGCGATAAAAGGTGCAACTATGCTTAATGTTTAGTTGGTTTTTCTTCTTCTGTAGAAAGTCCCCCAGTGATGGGGGATTTTCGTTTTTTACAGGTTACTTTTCCTTTTTGTATTCCTCATCGCGCTTTCTTAACGCTTCAATTCCAATAGATATATTGTATTTGTACTTTAAGAATCTTCTGAGAAACTCTAATTTGTTGTGAGAACTTTTGTGTCTCATAACTGCATAATAAGAATCTTTTATTATGTCGTTAAGCAATCCTACTGTCTTCATAGTCTAGTTCATTAAGTACGTCATCAATTGTTTCCACAGCCTCATACTCTTCTACAACCTCAGTAATGTCTACTTCAGGTTCTAAATCAAGCATGTTAGAGAACACCTCATGCACTTTTAACTGATCTTCCATCCAAGTAGATGGGTGAGAATCTTTAAGAGCTAATGTGATGTGGTTATACAATGCCCATGCAGAGTCTGTGTCAACCTTGTAGTCAAAAGACGGTTTAGCCATCTCTTTCTTAATACTATTCAATTGCATAGTGTTAAGTACCTCTTTTTTAAAGAACAATTCACCAACAAGATCATGCTGCGCTGTGCTTGATAACAGTATTTCTTTCATAGAATTCTTATGTTCTACCAAAGATTCCCAGTACTCACCAGCATTATTGATATAATCACTGATGATACCTTCTGCTAAAAGGTCTGCTGCACCTTTGTGCACACGTTTAAATTTGCCAAATTTGTTGTTGTTCAACATCATACCATTCATACAAACTTTTACAAGACCACCTAGATTGAATCTAAATGCTAATTGTTTGTTGTATGAATTAGTAAAATTAGCAGATAACTCAATATCTGGATCTGCTTTGTAATTCAATCTTAATGCACCTAAAGCAATTTGCCCATCATTAGTACATCTATAGTCTTCTCCTGTGATAATAAAACCAGCACTGGTTATTTCACTTCTCACACGATTAATCACACTTGCATGCGAGATAGGTGTGTAAGTATCTGTTTTCTCTGGCAATGCAGTAGATAAGATTTTTGCATAGGCATCCATGCCACTTACTGTTCTTTTCATAATTCTAATTTTAATTGTTGATATAAGTTTGTTGGAATCACTTCAGATGTACTTTCAATTTTCTTGATTTCATCATAAATTTTGGTCAAGTAATACTTCTCATCTATATGATAATCTTCCCAAGAACGCATTTCTGCCTTGTTGAATATTGTCTGTAGTATGGGGCCACTTTCTAATTGTATCTGTCTTCCATCAGGATTACACTTAACAATCTTTGTACCTTTCTTAGATACAAAATATCTGACAAGTTTTTGAAGTTTACGCTCATAATATTCACCAGCGTCTATTCCTTTTTCAATAAAATACCAGTCTCCTTTTATTTTGGAGCCAGTGCAATAGTCAAATATGTTTCTGTTGCTTTGAAGATATTCTTTTGGATCAGTACCATTTACAAAATACTCATACCACGCTTTTGGTACTACAAGATTAGACTTGTTCTTATGTAAAGGAAGTTCTTCAAATTCAAACCTACCTTTACATTTTGTTTTACCATCTGCGTAAACAGCAATATAATTGTTCACGTCACCAATAATCATCTTCTGATATTCAACAGACTCAAGTTGCAGTTGTGTTAAGTCTTCCCATTCTTTGCATATCTGAAAGAACAACTCTTCATCTTTTTCATCTATGTCAAATTCCAAACCATCTGTATTTTGCATCAGTGGTTTAGCATTTGGAATACGCGTTGTTATCATCTCATACAGCATGGATAAAAGCAACTGGCCATTTACAGTGATTCTGAAAGTTAATTCAGGATCATACAGAAATGAATACTTGCTCTTACTTAAACCATATGTTGAATTCAACACAATCTTGAAAAGATAATTTAAAGGATTTGACTTTGGATACTTCTTTCTTTCTTCAAAAAACCATTCATATAACTCACAGAAATCATCTTTTGGTATTTGTGCAGGAGACCATCTGTTTTTAATAGCTAAGTTAGGATAGTAACTAGTTACATCCACACTCAGAATCTTCCTACCAGGCCCTGGAACATATATACCAGAAGCAGTGCAACCATGGATACCACCTAAAGCATAATCAGTAGGTACACCCTTGTGCATCATCCTGTACTTTGGTCCTTTCTTTTTAAGTTCTTCCTCACTACCATCAAGTATTGTTGTATCCACTACTAGGTTCTTAAACCAGTTATGTACACCAATAAATTCAGGAGTTTCAAACTTTACACAAGGTAGGATTATATCACGTATCACGACATTTTTGCGATAAGTTCGCATGTCTTTGATAAGCTTCTTGTTCATACCCAACTTGTCAGAAAGAAAGTGAAGAAATATCTCTTTTGAAATCTTAGGTTCACTTGCAGAATACAGATTTACATTATAAGTTTCACTCAGCTTAGCACGCAAATTTATTTGCGATACCATCACCTTTGTACCCTTAGAATCTTTCATGTTAAAAATTGCCTTGGTTGACTTAACATCATTGATACAATAGTTTACTATCATATCAAGCGTTTCATCGTCAAGCACTCTCTCATAATGAGGGTGAGGCATTTCTTCAACATTATGCCAATCCAATCCAAACTGAGTCCACTTCAAGGATGTACGCTTAGCGTTACTATCCCAGTGATTTAGTTTGAATATATCAACACATTTTACTGAAAGTTTGAATTCTGGGTAATCAAGAAACTCTTTTCTGTCAGATTTACCAATAACATACTGTGCATATTCATACAACCTGTACGCCAAAGCTTCTGCGTCTGCTCGTGAACTGCTGAACTCTTCTTCATTTGCTAATATGAACTCAGTAATCTGAGCATCAAATGCAAGATTGTTGTAGCCAAAATGCCAATCACCAGCTTTCTTAGACTCAATGAGAAACTTAACAAATTCTGCAGCATCATTTCGCTCTCTGTTTATAACAAAAACCTTTCTCTCTTCAGAGTCATAACTTTCATATACAGCAACAAAACAATTGACAATGGTCTCGTAGTCCATTACCCAGAATTCTCTACCTCTCATTACTTTTTCTCTTTTGCTTTCTTAATATTCTCTTTGATTTCAGTCACTTGCTCTTCAGTATGTGGATACGTACCCAACTCAAATGCTGAATGAAGTATGTCGCTAAATACTTTTGAATCATGATTAACTGCAAATCTTTGGACAAAAGCAACAATGTCATTGATGTCTTCAAGGTAGTACTCATAATACGCAGGAATAACCACACGTTGTTCTTGCCATCCTTGGTTTCCATCAGCACGTTTTGTAGGAATAATATCACCTTTGTCAGAAAGACGAGGCATCATCATTGGTTTATCCTTACTATCTTTTGAAATAACAGCAAGAATCTTTTGTTCTGGATCAAAGATTGCCTCATTGTAAGGACAGTCTTTGTGAATTGACATCATGCGAAATGAAGGTTTCTCATTCCATTTAGCAGCGTACACTGCCATGTTAGCTAAACTAGTGTTCATATATTTGTTTTTAAGCGTTACAGTTTAAATGTTTCTTTTTCTTTATCATGCTTGTCACAAAGTTCACCAACTTCTTGGAGCATTTGAACATCCACAAGAAGTATCTCAGCATATTGCTTGAAATACTTTTTAGGAAAAATAAAAGATTCAATATATACCCACTCAGGTGTGTGGATACCATAATAGTCAGATAAGTGCCTTTTGGCATTCTGTGAGAATTTTGAATATTTACCTTGTAAAAACAGGTCATAATCATTTCCTACAGGATTCATGTCAAATATGTATGCTACTTTACCATCGCAAAGTGGCACAACATAATCAAACATTGTGTGTGTCATCAGTTTGTTTTTCTCAAAATTCAACCACTGATCTGTATCTTCTTTTTGGTAAATACAAACTAATTTCCTTTCAGAGTTTGGAAACTCCTCTGGCCAATGCAGATAAACTTGCACTGGCCTAGGGTCTTTTGTTCGCTTGAAACCAAGCAAAGGATACAAAAAGGTATAAGATTTTTGAAAGTAATGTTTATACATTTCTTTTATCATAGTACCAATTCATTATTGTTAGCGATAAACTTGTAAGGTAATTCAAAGTTCTTTGTCTCAAAGTGATACTTAGCCTCATCAAGCATCTTGTCAGTTTCTTCTTCCCACTTGGAAAGTGTTTCATCAGAAATTCTGATAGGAGCAATCTGCATAAATGGATCCACAACTAAGAATCTAAATACAATCTTGTATCCAAAATACTTAGGTTGAGATGTATACACATGCTCTACTAATTTCTTGTAAATTGCAGCCTGCATCCAGTACTTAAAGTACTCAATGCTCTCAGGAAATTGTGAAATGCTTTTACCTGTTTTCTTGAGGTCATTTACACGAATCTCTTTTGTAGCATGATCAATTACAAGATTGTCAACAATACCACGCAAACCAAAATGTGGATTGTCTGCGAATTTAACCAGCTGAATCTCATTGTGTTTTTCAACAGGTGAGAAAGAATCTGCAAAGAATCCCATTACATCCATAACTGGAACAGTTGATGTAATCTTTTCTACTACAGATTTACAGAAGTCATATACGTCTTGGTCAATAACCACACGTCCTTCTGCTTTCTTCAAATAATCCCAGTATGCAACATGCTTTGGGATAATCATTTTCTCTACTCTTTGTCCATCTGTTTTAAGAGACTGATAGAGATTGATATCTTTCAGAACATCAAGGATTGCTCCTGAAAATTCTTCAAGACTTTCACGCGTGTCACCATCTTTTTTTAATTCTTTATAATGATTAAAAATTGTGTGTAACACATTGCGTGGATTGTCACTTGGTAAGTCATCAACGCTTACAACAAATTGATTATCAAAGTCTTCTGGCTTTAATAATAAACAGTGAATGAGAGAACCCTCAATCATGTTTTTGTCCATAACGTCTTCTTTTTGTCCTAATACATAGTGTTTATAAAATGCTGCTGGACTGAATGCTAGTTTGCTTAAACCAGAGTAAGACATTAAAAAGTCTTTGTCAAAAAATTCTTGTTCCTTCTGAATACGCTCAGAAAGAGTTACTTGTGCTACAAATTTTCCCATAATTTCTATTGATTACAATTTTCCATATCTGATGGAAAGTACTTGCCCATGATGTTACCATTGTAACTGTTAGCAGTTAAAACATCATTCTTCATCTGGTGTGACACTTCACAATATCCTAGATACTTTTTGGAACAACATACTTCCAAAATCTCACGTTTGAAATAACTTGGTCCTGCAACTTCTAATTCAAATAGAAGCTCATCACATGAACCATAGTAAGATTTCCAGTTTGATTCTTTTACTACACGCTTAAAAGTTTTTCTAGTCTTTGTCTGCGTTTTCTCTCTATTAGAGATCTTTGTCTTTCTCTCACTGTATAGACTTTTTTTACCTATGTAAAATCTTCCAGTAACTGTGTTGGTTATTTTGTAAACAAATCCAACAGCTTCCTCGTAATGTGGCAAGTCTTCTATAGATAGAATCTCCTTACCTAAACCACCTTGTGGCTTGTAAATCCAATTGTTCATAAAGTTGATGCTTAGACGCAAACTTAAGGATTTTTTTTGACATATTTTTCTATTGCGTTCTGCAGTTTTGGATAAAAATCATACAGTGCAACTTGTTTACCGTGATGTTTTACAATATCACTTATGTCTTTTTCTCTTGGCAAATATATGAAAGGCAGATTATGTTCTTCCTCATACTTTTTCATAGATTTTATACCAGCTTCATCGCTATCCATACATGTAATAACATACTTGTAGGCTTCTTTGAATCCTTCAATCTGTGACAGATTTAATTTAGTGCTCTCACTGTTTGGTGCTACACAATCTATTGTCAAACCTAGACTCTTAATAGTCATCACATCTTTCAATGATGACGCCACTACCAATGTATCATGGCCTTCTAGTTGATTAATACCCTGAGTGTAGTTTCCATCTTGTAAAAAGAACTTGAAACGTTTTGCTTTTGGATTATATACCTTGTATAACTTATCCTCATTGAAATAACCATAGATATTGTCACCAAAGTTCTCAATCACATTTGATACTTCACTTGTTTCTGTATTTACTTGCGCAATCTTGTAATGCTCAAGTGGAACCACTCCATACTTGTTGAGTAAGCTGCTACCAATATTATATTGTAACCAGAATTTTGCATCATACTCATACCAGTTACGTACTTTAAAGTCAATTACTGACCATCTTGTATTAACTGCAGTTATTTCTAATGCAATGTATTTACCTGTTTTACAAAATTCATAATAATCGTTGACAATTTTCTCACAAGCTTTTTGAAATGAAAGACCATACAGTTCTTCTACAAGCTTAGCACCATCTCCTGATTTACCAGTTGAGTGGCACTTGTATACAATCTTATTTGTGACTTGATTATAATACACAAACATTGAAGGAGTTTTGTCATTAACATTGAAAATGCTTTTGACTCTTAGCGATCTGCCAGTGAAATCATGCGGTAGACCAAGGTAATACTTAAAAATCCATGCATCTGGTACATCTTCTATTGACTTAAAATACTTTCTGCTTGAAAACATACTACAAATCTATAAAAAGAAAAAAGGGTAAGCATTACACTCACCCTCTTAACTTTTGAAATTATTACTTAGCTACCAAATGGTAACTCAATATCACTTATTGGTGTGTCACCTGGATTAGGAAAATCATTCATAATTGACTCATCTTGAGATGGCTGTGCAACAGTTGGTTCAAAAGACTGAACTTCTTTTTTCTCTTCTGTTTCTGGCTTATCTTTTGAAGGAACAATGTGTGCTTCATGATCATACGCGATCAAGTTCAATGATTTTCTGTCATCATCTTCTAATGCAGAGAAAGGATATAGATTCTTGCGAGCTTCTACTTTAGGGAAGAACAATCTATAATTTGGTGTACTGTATCCTTCATTGAAATACTCAGCACCTCCAACTGTAAAGTAACCCCACAATTCTGGATCAATAAGATACTTGCGTACTTCCATTACATATTCCTCAATAGTATCACCTTCTACACCTTTTTCATTCATTTTCTGAAGAATTCCCATCTGTTTTGCAACATTGTTCATCCAGTTGTATATCTGATTGTCTCTTTGGATAACACGTCCCTCATAAGTATACGTGCTAAAAGGATAACGTGCAGATTTCACATTACCAATCTGACCTCTGTACTTGCCAAGACTTGGATTGTTTTTATCAACATCCAAACCTTCAAACTCATCACCTCTATCAACACCTTCTAATTTGAGGACAACAAAGTAAGCTTCTTTGTCATATGCAGGTGCATCAAGATAAACATCTGTTATTCTACAATAATGCGTTCCTGGTTGTAAAATTTTAGGAACACCACCGCTTACTTTTTCCTTAAAATCGCTAGACTTAAACATAATTTTTCTTTTTTAAATGTTAATCAATATAAACTTTATCCCAGTTTGTCACAATCTTGCCATCTGCGTCTGGTTCAGAGATGACAATTTCTTGATTTCTCAAGTGCTCAGGGCGTGCGCCACAAGCGATTTCGTCAGTTGTCAAAAAGCTAAGAACGTTCTTTTTACCTTTTCTGTAAATGTATCCAATAGCATCTGAGTTGGATGTAGTGATACGCTTTAACTTACCTGTCAAATCAAGATCAAGTGAGTTAAACTCTGCACCATTCTTCTCTAGTAGAGTATCTTTGATGTGACCAACAAAAATAACATGAGGTGCTAAGGTTTTGACATAATTAAGAACTTTCTCAAAAGCTTGACGTAACCAAGGGTATCCCGCACCATTTGGCATATTCAAGATATTGCCATACTGTGCTTTGTGTTTGGTAAACCATTCTTTACCCATAAGAGTTTTTGAATACAATTCTTCTGCATAAGGAACACATAATGTTTCCAACGCAGTAATAGTATCCAACGCAATGTACTTATAAGGTTTACCTGCATCAGTTATCATGTTACCAATAGTAACAATATCTGCTATAGATTTTGCTTTAAGTTTCATTGCCTCAACATAATCAGTACCATCTTCCAAGTCAATGATAAGACAGTTGTCAAGTTGTGACAACAAAGTTGTTTTACCAACTTTAGGTTTACTAAAGATTACAAGATTCTTTGGACTCTTTACTTCAGCTTTTGTTCTATTCATTGGAAGAACAAAACCTGCTGGCTTTGCTTCTGGATGTTGTTCTTTACTTGTTGACATACGCTTTGCTTTGTTTGATTAACTCATTTAACCACGTCTTGTTAGACAATGGAATATTGTGCTTGATACAGTAATAGTCACGCATAGTCATTGCGCTGTAGTGGGTATCTTCTTTCTCAGAATACATTCCACCAGGAAATAAATCTTCTTCAGTCTCCATCATTACTGCTGGAGCTGGAACTTTTACTACCTCTGCATAAGCAGCAGTTACAGATGTACTGTTAACAAGCTCCAAGTCAGTCAACCTAATCGCATAAGTTGTAGACGTTTTACCATCGCTAGATGTTTCTACTCCTACATACTTTTTAGGATTAAGTGCCCAGTTTGGATTGTTAACCAATCTGTACAATTTTCTAGTACTACGGTCATAGTGCTCTTTATCCCAGTCAAACAACTCCACATAGAAGTCTTGACCACAAGATAATTCACTTGTCCAAAAACGTACACATTCTACTCTTTCATCTCCAAACTCTTTTCCCATGTAGCAGAGCTTAGCACCAAACTTTGGACTGGAGATGCCCATGTTGGTGAATAAGGTTTGCCAGAAAGGTGCATACTCTGCAGTAATTTCCTTAATGTGCTTTTCCTTTTTTGGCTCTGATACAGCTTTAAAACTACTCATTTGCTAAAATTTAATTATTACTACTTCGCTTTAAATGGTTCCTTATCAGGTTCATCCACTTCAACAATTTCCATTCTTGCATAGTCTGCCTTATACCATTGAATACTTGTCTCTCCAAACCTGTTTTTGAGAACATGCATCGCTAGTAAAAACCTGTCACTTGCGCCTATGATGTACTTTTGAGGGCCATACCTACTTATGTTATACTTGGCTGGCCTGTTATATGCAACCATGACGTCTGCACATTGTAAGAGATAGTCGCTTCCAAAGACATCTGCCTCAGTTGGAAAATTCTCCAACTTACCTGGCTTTTGTCTTTCAGCATTGTCAATTTCTCTATTTAACTGAGTAAGAATTATGAATGTCACAGGTAGTGAATTCTTCATCTCAGTCAACATTGTGGCAAGATTCTGCAATGTAATTTGTTTACTTGTTTCTGAAGCTGATTGGCGAACCAACAGTGTGTGGTCAAGCGTTACCACAAAAGGTTTTTTATGTTCCTCATAAAATTTCACAAGCCAGTGTCTCATTTCTGACACAGTCATTGATCTATCTATGACATACTCTTTACGTGTTTTTTGTTTACCAAGATATTCCACTAGTTTTGCGTGATCGCCTTTGGAAAAAGCAGGCATTCCATCATCTTCTGCAGACTGTAGATATCTAATATCCATGTTGTTTGCTGAAGACAATTCTCTAATACCCATGTTTCTTCCTAGCATTTCAAATTGAAAATGCAAAACCATGAAGTCTTGGTCAGTATTTAATTCTTGTAACTTTCTGGTTAATGTTGCTGCGACAAGTGTCTTACCAACACCAGGTCTTGCTGCAAGAATATACAATGATTGCCATTCTATACCATTTAAACCTATGGTATTAAATCCTTCCCAAGAAGTTTTGAGGGACTTTATTTCTTTTCTTGCACGTTTCTCAATGTACGCAAGGCTTTCTTCTAGTATATCGCTATATTTTCGCCATGGTTTTTGATGAGGCATAGGTGCAGGAGAACCTGGAGAACCAGTCTCAAATTTGTTATACATAAAGTGAATTTTGATAAACAAATATACTAAAAATATTCTGCACTACCATAAAATTTTGGTAGAACCTAGGCCATCAAGTTCAGAATTTATCTTGTTGAATATATCATTGCAGTCCCACATTTTCTCACGTGCATATGCAGCTGAGGCAGGGTGACTTGCTCTTAAGATAATTTGAGAATCATCTAAAAGATCCTCTAATTCTTGTGCTTTCTTGCCTAAAAATGCCCAGACAATGGGTTTTTCTGCGTTTATAGACCTTGAATTTAACATGTCTATAAGATACTTCACAAATGGATCCCATATTGCAAAGTGCTTTCCAATTTTACCTACCTCTGTGGTAAGCGATGTGTTTAGCATAAGAACACCCTGACGACTCCACTCAACTAAGTCTACATTTAAGTCTTTTGTGTTGTCATTGTCATAAACTGTCTTTGCTATTGCGCGATGAATATAACGTAATGATGCTTCAGGTTTGCCTGTGTTACCACAACTAAATGCGATACCATCTGCAACACCTAACTGAGGGTAAGGATCTTGACCAACCACAATTACCTTGAGTTTATCAAGAGGACATTCAGAAAAAGCTCTGAATATCATTCTGAGTGGTGGCGTAAACCTTATGTCCTCATTTACAAGACCTTCAAGAGTCTTTATTATTGTCACAAAATCTTCAGATACTAAAAATCCTTTTAGCAAGTCATGCCATCCTGAGTCACTTGACTTTAGCATTTTGTACATCTTATCTGCAACATCTGCAGCGTCAAGTTTGATTGTTTGTTTTTCCATAACTTTTAGTAACTTTGAATAAAATAATAATATTATGTCAGAAGAAGTAGTAAACTCGTTGTTACCATCTGGTGCAGATGACCAAGTGGTAGAAGTAATTAAAGAAGATGCTATTGTAAGTATCAAAATGAGTACAGGTTACTATAAAAGAATTCAAAACGTTATTGCGTTTCTTTTAGAAGGTAAACCAGTTTCTCAAATACAAGCATCTCACCAAGCTATTGCTGCGCGCAATATAACAGAACCTTGGATTGTTCAATATGAAACCTTGTTGATTCTCTGTAGAGAATTTGAAAAGGCAGCTAAAGAAGGTGACTTTCTTGAAAAGATGACTATTGCTGAACTTCGCGATGCTATGGAAAAAGCAGAAGCAAGAGCAGAAGCTGAGTCAAAAGATCAATAAAGATAAATACCAAGGTCATGTCCTAGTGCAATACAAACTTCTATTGCTTTTGACATTTCTTGTTTAGAACAATCTGCAAAACTTTTAAAAGTCGCTGAAGAAGAGCTGGTCGCTGGAATATAGAGACCAGCTTTTTCTTTTACTATCAGTTTTATTTCCTCAATGGAATGACCTGTTGAGTTTGCAATCTCACGTATAAGAGCGTGAGCCTTAGCAAGTTGCCCTGCTGTTTTTTCGTCATTTTCAAGAACAGTAATGTATGCTTCTAATTCTTGTCCTTTTTTGACACCCATGTTGAATAGTTTGAGTTTACCTGCATCTTCTGGAGACGCAGGCAATATCTCAGTGCCACTAATAATTACTTTGATTGTTGTATTATGCATATGGTTCTGTATAAACAATTTTCTCAGAGTCTATGTCTTTCAATGCTTCAGAAACCCAGTCCATATCTACAGTATTCTTGTAAGCAAGAATATGAATTGTAGCTTTGTCTTCAGGATTTAGTCTTAGCAAACGACCTATGCGCTGATTACTCTGGCGTTCATTACTATATGAGTGCAGGATTATACCAGCTTTTAAGTTTGGTATATTCACACCCTCATTGAGCTGCTGAACACATGACAATTTAGTTATTTTGCCATCTTTGAAATCAATCAGATTTTCAGGACTATCTGAATTCTTACTATGATAACTATGCTCACAAATCCAATCTGCTTGCTCAGTTGTATTACAAAATACAATGCACTTGTCATGCATCATTTCCAACAACTGTTTTGCATATCGTTCCTTTGTAGGGAATGTCATCATTGCTTTCATCCTCATAATACGTTTTATCTGAGTTTCTTTTGGTGACATAATCTTTCTTAGCTGATCAGTCCAATATGCATATGCTTTTTGCTCACTGTTTAGGAAGAAAGTACCATCTTTCTTTTTAACTTTCATAGTACGTTCAGCACTAAGTGGCAGCATGTGCACCATTATTTTGTAATCATTAAGAATTGCGTCATCAACAGCATCATCTGTTATGTACGTGTACTCTATTGGACAGTATAAACCAACCATTTTACCCTTCTCAGAAACCTTGTATCTTGGAGGCGTACCTGTAAGACCTAAGATTTTACCTGGAAATGTGGCAAGCCAGTGATCATGTGTGTATTTCAAACTATGACACTCATCAAGTATAACAACATCATATAAGCTGCTATCTACTTTTTTTAATGATAAGTATGTTGAAAATTCTAAATGTGGTAGTAAATGTGACATTGAATGCTTGATACACTCACTTTGCCAGCTATCCCACACACTTAATTTAGGACCAACTATCAAATAACGTTTGAACATACAAGTTGGATGCAGTGATTCAAGGTACTTCAACCCAATAAGTGTCTTACCAACACCCATTGATATGCCTAGACCTGCTTTACGCTTCCCCTGTATCGCCTTTAAAGCTTCTTCTTGGATTATTTCGCGGTTTTTCATACTTGTTATCTCTTTTTGGAGCAACCTTATACATTTGCGTATTGTTATCTCTTGTGTTTCTTACTCCTTTTTCTTCAAGAACTTTTGTCTTGTCAATCCACTGAATGTTTAAGAGAATCTTGTTAAAGAATCTTACTATTGCATTTGGTTTCTTTGTTGACCATAACAGTAATCCTCTTTCATCTACTGCATCTTGTTTTGTTGTGGCTCCTATTATAAAATAGCCAATAAACTTTTTCATTTTAAGTTAATTTAGATTGTGACAAATTCATTTCTCTTGCTTCTTTTGGATGAGTTTCCACCCATTCATGGCAAGATAAACATAAAGGTATCCAGGTTTTCTTATCAAGATAATATAACCCTCTACCTTTAGTATGGTGCACTGTCAGATTCTCCTTGAATTGACCCATGCACCCAGGCAACTTTGCTCTACATGTAGAGTTTGAAGGTTCACTTAAGAACTCTTTACGCATCTTGCTGTATAAAACATCAAGCACGTCTTTTTTATCAGATTTTGGTTTGATTGGGCGTGAGTTTGATGGTAATTTCACGACTTCTTGAGAGTACCAGCAATCTTTGCAGTACTTTTTACCCTGGCTGTTCTTCCAGATTACTTTGTCTAGCTCGCAGCTAGAACATTTTTTAAGTTTTACTTGCATACAATTTATCTAGCAAGCTTAGATTTCAATGTTATCAATGTCAATGAAATCACTGTCAGTTAGTTTATCTATGCTATCAATGTCTGTCAAATCAGGTTCATGTTCTGTGATATAGTAATCATCTTCTACATCATTTTTTGTTGATGGACCATAATACAAGACACTTATAGCAAAAGGATCATTTACTTCTTCTCCCCAATTAGCAGCCTCAAGTTCTTTTAGCATTCTGTCCCATTCTATATCAGACATTCCAGCATATTGCTCTACTTTCAGTTCAATACATTTACCATTTGGAAGTTGGTATAACATATTTCACAAAATTAAGATACTAAGGTATGAATTTAACTGACTAAAGCTTCTCACAAAGTTAATAAAAATAAAATATTTTGTACTATATAGCTATCAAAATTCTGCTGTTTTATAAAAATTTTGTATAAAGTCTTCAATACTCATTTTTACATTATCAACACCAGAACCATAGCTGCTAATCTCTATAGTCTGTTTGACTGTGTCAATTGTGATCAAAAGATTTATGTCCACGTATAGTTGTGTACCAATGCCAAATCCATTCTCATCATTGGCTTCATTACTTGGAACCATAGTGCAGAAAATCATTCTTGATAAATAGTCAGGATCATCCCATCTAACTTTTCTAGAAAGAACTTCATGTACAAGACTTACTAGTTGTTTTGCATACTCATGAGTGTATAAATAAACTCTTCCAAATGGCCCAACTATCTCTACTTGGCCACTATTCATGTTGATTTGTTCCATGGTTTACTTTTTAATGATTAAAATACAGCATTCTAGCCAAGTAAACTGTAAGGTTAGCTTATACTTGTAGGAATATACCATAGGCATCTTTTCAAGGTAGATACCTAAACCAAATTTCTTAGCGTAGAATAATATTTTAACAAAGATATTTTTCATTTTCCTGTGCTGCCAAAGCCACCTTCACCTCTTTCAGATGATGATAACTCAGCTACTTCTGTAATTTCTACAAATGGTAATTTCATTATGACAAGTTGTGCCACTCTATCTCCTACATCATAAACATCACCTTCTTCAAGGTATCTAAATTTAAGCATGAGAGAGCCTCTATAACCTGAATCAATTACACCAACAGAATTCGCCAAATTCAAAGTTGTTTTACTTACTGAACTTCTAGGAAATAAAAGACCAACATAACCTTCAGGAATCTCTAAAGACAATCCTGTGTCATATGTTACCATTGTGTTGTCTTTATTCCACTCTTCACTGATTGCTACTAGGTCCATACCTGCATCACCAGCCTTGGCGTAGCAAGGTATTGCAGCTTTTTTATTTTTAATTCTACTTTACTCATATAACAAAGTTAAAAAAAGTTACTTAAACTATCTAATCTTCAATATTTCACTTATATTTGCACAGACAGCTTTGATTCTGTTTGTTCATAATGTGAATTATTTTGATGGTTAAAGAAAGGGGGACGCAAATCCCCCTTTTTTTGTTAGTCAAACACGTAAGATACAGTGTTTTGAAATGGATCAAACTCCATTTGATTTGTCTTGCTATAAGTTCCTGGTTCTAAGACCATTTTACCATGCTCATCATGTGTGATAGTAGCACTGTTTTTGACAATCAGGTTTATTGATTGTTCTGTTTTGGTTTTGTATCCAAATGGTTTATCTGAATGCATAATGTGCTTTTCAGGTGCACCACCTGGCGTCAATTGCAACTTTGTTGTTGACTCCCATCCATCTGTGTGATTATCAATCATGATTCTGCTTTTAAAAGTTTAATATAATCCTTTGCCTCTAAGTGATAAGGCCTGCATTCTCTACTTGATGCAGAATGCTTTGTTAAAATAACATCACCTTGTCTGTAAATATACTCAGGTTCTGTGATATTTAACTGCACAGTCCAAGCAATTGCTTCAAGTGCATCACCTTTTTGTCCAATGTTTCTAGGTACATAAATCCAATACTCACGACCTGTTGTGCTACACCAGCATCTTACTGCATATACAGTGGCATTTGCAGCACGCCATTCTTGCTTTTCTTCTGGAAAAAGTTTCTTACCTTCAATTTCATACAACTCATACTCATCACGCATTGTTGTAGATATTTCAGTACCATTCTCTAACCATGTGATGCCTTCTTTTTCAAGAACTTTTTTGTCAACTAATTTTGGTTTTAACTCTTTAAACATTTCAGCAACACCAATTGCTTTGAAATATAAACGTCTTACCTCAATATTCTTTTCTGCAAATGCTTCATTTACATTTGCAAATGGAATGCTTTCCCATTCTGTTTCCATTTTATCAGCAAATGCCTGAATTTCAGGATGTGCGTTACCACCAATAATGGCGTTATAAAAGTCATTATACTCCTTATAGAGTGTTTTCCAATACTTTTTCGCTGTGTCTTCTTCTACTTTCATGTTTTCCACATAGTAGAAGCTTTTTGTTTCTGTTGTAATCATAACTCACTATCATTTAACATTTCTGCATACTCATTTAAGTCTAACAAGATACCACGAGGATCTTCGTTATAACCTTGATACTCAAGTCTAGCAATCTTGAACACATAGTTCTCAGGATCTTCTGCTGATGCTTCATTAAAATCATCAATAGTAGACCATTCTTCTGTCTGCCAACCTGAATACTCACAAGATGTTTTATTTTCAAGAATTTCTCTTGCTTTAGCTCTAATAATCTCTTCTTGACTCTCACAAAGAGCAATAAGTTCTTGATTTAGTATTCCATTTCTAACTCTAGGAACAATGTTAACATCTCCACCATCAATCACATTTTCAAGTTCAATACTTAAACTTTCAAAGAAATACTTCTTAGGTATTCTTACTTCAATGATATCAGCATCTTTTAACTCCAACTCTTCTGTTGTGTCTTCACAATAGACATCTTCGCCTTCAAACATTTTTGTCACAGGATCATATACAGCTCTACCATTAGCATTGAACTCACCAGCCCAAGAACCATAATCAAGAATATCACACATTTTGTCAACTAACCAGTCTGATTCTTGAGAACTTGTGTTATCTCCATCCACTTCTATATATACCCAGCCAGAGTCTCCTCCACCTTCCCAGCATATTGCTACTTCTTTGCCATCTTGTGATTGTTCATCACACCATTTAATTACATCTTCTATTTTCATGGTAATTCTGTTTTTGATTGTTCAACGTAATCTGATTTATCTTTTGCGATTTCTCTGAGAACTTTTCTCCCTTCGCCAGGCTTGTACATCCATCCTACGATGTTCATGTTGTCAAGGTAATCTTTGATTGTAGGAATCCATCCAATGTCTTCTATACAATGTTGTTCGCCAAGTGCTCTAACAGGTACTTTCTTACCAGCAGAGTTTACTATGTATACGCCAAACTCTTTCTCACACCAGAAGATGCCTTCTGCATGATGGCGCAATGCTCTATGACGCATATCTGGATAATGCATCTTTGTTTCGTCAAACCAATTATGAATTGGTAAATAATCTTCTGCCTCACCTCCCCATTTTTTTGCAGAGGAAATGCTGTGATGTAAAGGATGTGACATACTATACAATTTTAATATTGACTTCTGAGACAACAATCCATGTGCAATCATTATTGATTACATATATGCCATCTTCAGTAGTGTAATCTTCTGGACACTCCCATACATTCTCATCATAAGGGTAAACAGTAACTGTTTCACACGAATGGTCTATCACTATCAGCTTCTTCATCTGTGACTTCTTTTTTTGATGGATCAAGTAATGATTTTTGCTTGTTGTTCTTGCGCTCTATCTCATCAATTTTCATTTCAATGACAGGACGCGAGTAAGGTTTGACAACTCCATTGTCATTGTAATACCTGATTCTTTCTATCTTATGTAAAAGACCTTGCTCCACAGGCATATAGTCTGAAAAAAAGTAATCTATGTTTCTTACTTTTTTCCAGTCCATATGTGTCCAGTCTGTTGTTAATACACTTAACTGATTTCTGAGATACTTTTCATTATTTGTCATCAGATGTAGTTTCTGGAAAAGGAACTTCTTCTAAGTCTTTAGGACTTTTGATTTCCAATTTCAGTTCTTTGATACCAAATTCTACAGCCATGTAAGCAAGTTTTGCAACTGCTGCCCACATTCCAAAATCTGCTGGCATACGAGATGTGAAATAAAAAGCATCCATGTTGTCACCAGGTTTTACTTCAAACTTCTTTTGTGACTCATCCACAATTAACTTTACTTTAGCTGTTTCTACTTTACCATCTTTGTTTACATACTCTTCTGAAAGAATATAATTTCTGCTTGATACTGTAATGTCCATGATGTTTTAATTTTGATTTTTGTTAATACTCTCTACAATCTCTCTGTAGAATTTGTCATAATTTTCTTTCAACAGATTGGAGAATGTTCCTTCTGTATTTGATTTGTCAATAGAGTCACTGCTTGTTTTGTCATCATACTCTAAAGAAATATCACCAGTTGTGTGGCGAATAATGTCATAGATGTGCATTCCTGCGCTTTTGTAGGTTTCAACTTGGACCATAACAACTTCTTCTCTATCAGGTTGCTCTGAAGGTCTTATGTTACGGTCAATTTCTGAACCAACTGGTCTTTTTACAATCCACGCTTCTGTTAAAAGAGCTACTGCTACAGGTTTAATTGTAGTTATGGCAGCTTTGACAGCAGCAATGAAGTAATGTTTATCTTGTGCGTGCATTGGTCCTAAATCTGGGGCAAGTACATGTATAAACTCATTTTTGTCATTTTGTGCAAGAAATATGACTACCATTGGTAATTCTTCATTTTCCTGCATGTACCTTGTTGCAAAAGTTTTACATTCCTTTTGGAATTTGGCAATTGCTTTGTCTAGTTCTATATTCATTACATTAAATCAAAGAAGTTTTCACGTATTTCATCTTCAGCTACGTCTTTTGCTGGTGGTTCATCGTCAGTCCATGTGATGTTTGATATCTCAACTGTTTGTGTTTCAAGTTCTGATTCCACTTCAACAATAAAATCAAAATCTCTAATCATTGCCTCATCATCTGTGTCTGATACATCAGTTGTGTACTTTCCATAATAAGATTCTACTCTTAGAAATGGTTTTCTAGTAATTTTCAATTTCGCCATTGTCTTTTACTCTAAATTTGTTTTCAAATCTATACTGCAACTCACGTGCAAGTAGTTTTAAATGCCATGCTACACCACCATATTCAAGTGTGTTTGCGATATGTCCATCACTCATTTTTGAAATAGGAACATACTGCAATGGATCTTTACCTAAAAGACCTCTTGTGCCTCTTGTTGCATAATTTCTCACAACTTCAAAATCATCATCAGCATATACAACAGTTTCACTTACAAGTCTTTCATTTAATGCAGTATACGCTGGAAATGATAATCCACCAAATACAACAAGTTTGTTAGAGCATTTGCATTTCTCTGTCCAGTCTTTTGTATATGTGATGCAAGATGTTAGACAGCTACCACATGTAGCTCTTACAAAAACAGGTTGACGTGAATGTTCAATGTCAAACTGTTTTGCAATTAAAAATTTGTAAGCATCTTTTTCTGTCATACTTTTTACTTAAAAAAGTTCTCAAAAATCTCATGAGCAGTACGTTCTGCCCACGCAATTATGTTGTCTTCATCTGAATCCCAACATCCATTAAACAAAACGCCAGCAGTATGCATAGATTGAGCCATGACGTATCCCATTATCTTATAATCAGGACCATCACACTTTGTAAAATCTAATACAACTACTGGTTTGTCTTTTGTATGGGTTGATTCAGGGTTACTAACAACTACAAAGTCATTAAATACCCATTCCATACTATTTCCATTTCATGTTTGGGTTTGTTTGATAGTTGATGTATGCTTGTGCAGCTCTCTTACTACCAAAATACCTAATTGCATTTGAATTGGTTTCTTTTACATATAGCCATCTTGTAAAAAAGATGAATACAGTAGTTGAGTATAACACTGTATACTTGTTATTCTCAACTTGCTCTAATTTATATTCCATAACAATAAATTTATGATGTTTACATTTATCAAAGTTACTACAAACTTTTTGATTTAAACTTAGGTGAACATCCTAAATGAATTGACACGCTGAATGAACGTTTGTCATACTCTGATAACTTCAATGCTTTATCATTCATGTACTTCTGTACAATTTCTTCAAATTTGGCTTCTTCCAGCTCATAATCCATAAAAGGAATCACTAACTGTCCAAATTCATTCTTGTCAGCTTCAGCCATCATTGCATCAAAATCTCCTTTTCGAGTACTGTTAGCAAAGAGTTCTCTGTAACAGTCAAGCATTGCATTTTCTATACGCTTAGCTTTTGATATTCTTTTTTCAGTGGTTGCCATAGTGTTATATTGTTACGTTCATTAAATGCTCTGAGATTGCAGTAATCTCTCTCATTGCTGTCTCGTCATCAACAGTTTGCAAACTTACAATAGTTTGAAACATTATCAAACATCCACCAATAAACGCTTTACGCATTTCAGTGTATTGTAAGTCATCTTTTGGTAATGCACCAACACCAAGTGCTTGCATCATTTTGTCAAATTCTTGATCTACATTGAATGTTGTCATAATACTTTTTTGTTTAAATGTTCAATTACTTTTTCCCAATAACTTTTTGCAAGCATTCTTCCATCTCTAAATGGTGCTAGTGCATGAGTTGCTTTTGCTGATTTCAAGGATTCTTCCTTTGCTTTGTCAAGACCATGCAGTTTTGCAGCATATTTATACATTTCTTCTGCCTTTTCTTTTTCTGTCATAATCTTAAAATTACTAAATAATTTGCATAGGCATCTTCATAGGTCTTTGCCCATATTCTGTAGCCATCAATGACAAATAGTTGTTTTTCCATCAGTCTTCTGTTATTAGTGTTAGACCATCATCTTGTGCAGCCATGTCTATAGCAAACCATATTTGCTCCATAGTTGCTTCATTTGTCAGAGCATTGTTCAACAACGCATGTGCTTGTTCATCATCGTCACAGTTGTAACGATACTGGATGTCATCAATGTGCCATAGATTGTCAACAAAATATCCTTCTCTGCGAAGGATTTCTTTAGCTTTTGCTACTTGTTCTTCCTGTGTCATTTTGTTCTAAATATTGAATAACATACTTGGCGTAAGATGTAAGTACCTCATGCCCTTGAAACTCAAAGGATTCTTTTTCATCCTTGACACTCTTCTCATAAAGAGATTTAAACTCTTCAAAGAGTTCATCAGTAAACTCAAACGTACTCATCTTATTGAAGCTGTACAGTTACTGAAATAATAGTTCCCTCTTCATCATAATGAGCATACACAGGATACATTCCATCTCCAAATGCAGTACTAAATGCTAAACCAGCACCCGTGTGACCCATTTTGAATCTTAGTTCACCATGTCCTTCTTCTGACAAAGTTGCTTGTGCACATGCATTGTAGCTAAATCCACTTTTTGATTTAGGTCTATCTGTCACTTCCCAGTCATGCTCTGATATTAGAACATTCATGGTTTTACCATATTCTGGTAACACCTCTTCATAGTTTGCAAAATCCTTTCCATAAGTTAAGGTTCTACCAGTGTGTTTGTTTTTGTAGACTCTAATGTCTTCAAAATCTTCATTTTCCCATTGAGAATCAATGTAGCATGGATCACAGATCATTAACTGACCTGAATCCACAGCAACATGTCCTATGAGAACTTCTGTTACAGTTTCTGCCATAGCATTTGTTTTTAGTTAATAAAAAAGTTAGTGTCTAGTCTTTCCCAGTGTCAACAGATCTATTCCCTGCAGGCAACCTGTAGCACGGTTTTTAGTTACTCATCGTTTTAGCACCCTCAGATGTAGGGTCAAGCTGAGAACTCATTCGCATTGTGTTTGGTCTAAATGACCACCAGCTTTCTCAAGGCTGCAATACGTCCAGCATTACTGCTGATATTTTGTTTATACTCCTCAATGTTTTGGAGTCCAATCTGTTCTTGGTAGTCAACAGATATGCTTTTAACCACTTGATTGCTTGTACTTCATGTCACATAGTTCTATACAAGTATAAAAGATGTGACCTGATTGACGTGAATACTCTGGTTTGGCGTCTGATTATCTTTAATTAGTTAAATCCTTTTCCACAATGCATCATAGCATTGATCTTCTCTCTTTCTAGCCAAGCTAGATATCTAAATAGTCTCTTCATTTTCCAAAAGTTTTTTAATGGCTTGATTTGCTAAGTACTTGCTACATTTAAACTTCCACACAAGATACTGTTGAATTATCTTTTTTGGCATAACCATGTACTCATTGTTGTTAGCTTTAACATCATCAACCATTGCGTTAATTTTAATACTCATATTATTCTGATTTAGTTGATGACTTTTTACCTGCTGGTTTAGATTTCTCTAAACATTGATTGCAAATCCATACACCAATTTCTTGCATTTCAGATTTGATTTTGTCTAAATGACAAGAGTAACATGTCTTTTTTACTTCATTCATCTTAAGAATTTTTGGTATTAGATTACATGCCTGATTTATCTATCAGAACATAAGGAGGAATAATGGTTACTTTAGATCCATCACTATTAAAGTAATATATGGTATCACCATTAAAATTAATTGTGTCTGTAAGCCATATAGCATCATGCATTGGATGCAATCCTGATGTTGGTATATAGACTTTACCATGTATCTCATACCTGTATTCTTTTGTAATACAAGAAGATATGATAATTATTGTCAAAAGTGCTATTAATACTTGTTTCATTGTTCTCAGTTTTTGTTCTTCCACTCTTTCCAAGTGTCAAAGTCTTGTAACTTTTCTAACATCCATTTAGCACCTGCAATCCAATTGTCTGTCTTGTCTACATTTGGGTCAGCTAAATTAGCAGCAGCTTCTTTGATTTCTTCTTCCATAACTACTTCTTTTTAAATTTTTCAAACCATTCTTTAAATGTAAAGTGTAAAGGTTGTAAATCTGACATATCTCCACCCATAGGTAATACTATATGTACATCTACTACACCATCTAAAGAGTTAAACTCTCTTGCAGAATCAAAAGCATTTTTCATATCTTCCTCACTATACATCTGTTCTTGTTGCCATTTAGCACCATCAACAAATCCATGATAAAAATCATCCTGTGCAGTTTCATATACAGAATTTGTTTTTGAAATTCTTTCAGCAGCTTCTTCTAATGTTTCTTTTTTTTCCATTCTATTCTGATTTAGAAGTTAATGAATCTTTGACAACTTTGCCTCTAAAAGGCTTGATGATTTTGAATATCTCATAAGCTTCTTCTTCTGCCCATGTGATTATCTCTTCTTCTCTGTCCATATTGTAATCATGTATAAAGAATGACTGATGCATAAGCTCATGCATGATTAAACCCATTGTAGATACATCATTTTTGCATCTTGTAAGATTGATAAACACATAGCGTTTGTCATCTTTACCATACTCGCCAGATTCTTTTGGTGCAAAATTACACCATCCTGCAATATATGCACTATCAACTGTGTTGTGTGACGCAGTACAATCTACTATTGATAGACCGTGCATTGCATCAACGTTGTAGTAATCAAATATATCACAAGGATTATAACTCAGTAAGAGTACATATGTTCCTCTAAATATTGTTATCATCATTTTTTTTCTTTTTTTTCTTCAACGTAACTAATAATAAATCCAATAGCAACAAGTGCATTCATGCCAAATGATGCTATGATTTCGTAAATATCCTCATAGACATTTACTGATAGGTGCACATGACCTACCATCCAAAATGGTATAGATAAGTTTTGGCTTATCCACACCACTAAGTATTTTAGAAAATGTATCATAACTTTCTGTACCTTCTTCTTCTTCTGATTCTTTTTATGTATGCAAACATACAGTCAAAAATGAAATAGTTTACAAAAGCTAATACTACAAGCATTAACCAACTCCAAAGACATGGATAACAAGCTGGCAAATACATTATCACATATCCAGTTGTGCCTAACACTGCAAAAATGTGTACTATAACCATATAATACAACATCCATGTTCTAGTCTCCTTCTTCATTGTTGGTTTTTTTAGTAGATTGTTTATTACTTTTCTTTTCAATCTTTTTCTTGACTGAAGATTTGTCATTTGGCTTTTTTCTTTTTGGAGTAGCCACAGTATCTCCTCTTAAAATATGTACCTCGTCTTGTTCCATGGTATAATTTCGTTTTTAAGTTCTTCAAATTCCAATATTCTTTCAGCTTTGTAACCTGATTTGTAGCGCAATGCTGCTCCACCATACTGAGAAACTTTATCCTCTTGTATATCTGGACGCCACAAAAGCTCCTCACCAGGCAGGTTATGCTGCAGATTATGCTGATGCTTGTCTCTACTATGTGTAAGAAAAATTACCTCTGACTTGACGAGATGTTTGTATTTTCTATCTACAAGTCCATCTACACCTTCAAATAAGATTCTATACTCTTCTAACCACCCATCTGTAACCACTACAGGGGAAAAGTTTATGTGCACATCGTAACCAGCTTCTATAAAATCATTGATAGCTCTAATTCTGTCAATAATCTTACTTGTATTTGGCTCCAAAACATCTGCATACTTCTGCGGCATCAAACTAAACCTGATTCTAACCTTGCTTTTAGGGTTAAACTCTAAAAGTTTAGTGTTTACAAATTTAGTAGCAAAAGAACCCATAGCAATGTCATGATCTCTAAAAAACTTAAAAATTCTTTCCCAGTCATGATATTTTGCATGAAGCGCAAAGTCCTCATTACAGGATATGTCATACGTAATAAACTTCTCATGTGTTTGATTTGGCTTTTCAGTTGTGTCAAACCATGCGTGTGAGTTTATTTCAGTAAGAATATCTGCAACACTCTTTGCATCAGCAACTGTTAATCCTTCTGGCTTATGACGTTTCATATAGCAGTAACTGCAATTGTACAAGCAGCCATGACCAAAACTTGGTGAAATAAAATCTGTAGATCTACCACTAGGTCTAATGACCATGCTCTTTCTTTCTACGCTCTCTACGAGTTGGTGTTGGGAGCTTTGCTTTTGTTTCATAGTTTGGATATTCTTCTTCTGTAAAAAACACTTTTTCTGGAGTAATCTTTAACATCTCTTTCTTAATAGAATGAGCTATATTTACAAGTAAATGATGCATCTCAGTTGCTTCTGTGCGTATATTTCCAAGTTTTGAACTCTGCTCTGAAGACATGTTTGCAATAGCACTGATACTTGAATAACCAAAATGCAAATTAACCAGCTTTGAATGAAGAGTAACAACTGCATCAATAAGATGCATTTCTTTTGTTTTGACTTTATCACTCAACTCAGACTTATAAGGATACGCTATCATTGACTTTCTCATAAACATATCAAATGCATCCATAATTGCAGGAACCTGATGCATTGTATGAGATTTAAAAATGTCAAAATACTGATTATCATATATTCTAAAGAACATAACCATAAACCTCATTACTTCTGGTGGATTAGTCAGCTTAGAAACATCATCAATGTCATACATGTTTACTTCACTTTGTGTATCTTCCATAAATTTAAACTTTTAAAAGTTAAAGATATAAAATGTAGCTCTTAGTTTTACCCAAGAGCTACAATTTTACAATGTGACTCTTTCTCTAATCAACTTGTCTACTTTACGCGACATGTATCCTACCATTTCTCTTGGTAGATTTTTGATATCTGTCATCTTGATAAAGTAGTCAAACATTTGAGCTGAAGGAACTGACTCCTCTATTGCAATCTGAATGACTTGAAACCCAAGATTTTGTGCTTTAGTCACTTTTGCACGAGTATCATTAATGGCTTCTTTACCATTGTAGTCATGTGCAGAAGGCTGACCATCAGAAAGAACAAACAAAATACCTGGGTTTTCTGTCTGTTTTCTAATACGTTTGGCAGTAGCAAGAATTGCATCACCATCACGGTTATTACTTCTTGCTTCTACTGAACCTAATGCATATGTATCTGTATGAGAACCTGGTTCACGATAAACTCTTATTTGAGTTGACCCATAACCTCTCTCATCAGCAGTATGACCATAGATATACAGTTTGACATCGCGCATTCCTTTGAATACTTCATTGATAAACACTGCAGCTTCACGCGCTTTGTCTATCTTAGTACCACTCATAGAACCTGACTCATCAATAAGAACACCTACACAAATGTCATCAGTCTTTACTTGACCATAACGTTCATATACAGTTGGTACTCTTTGCGCTGCCTCAGCAATCTTGTTGGTATCTAATCTACCAGAACGCATAGACTTCATAGAAAACTGATAATCTTTGCTTTTGCGTTGAAATAACTTGCGAAGTACAGTAGCTTTTGTTGTATCAATCCTCTTTAAACAAGACTGATATCTTGCTTTGTTAGAATCAGACTTAATGAAAGTAACACTTCCATCACTAGCAGAACCTTCTTCACTATAATCCATATTAGGCTTAGTGTTTGTTGGCTCATTAGTCATTTCATCTACAAAGTCATTAAAAGCTGACATTTCTTCTGAGTCACTTTCACTTGATTCATCCTCACCAAAAGTGGCTTTCATCATTTCTTTGGCAAGTTCATTTATCTCAGACTTATCCATCGTTGAATCGCCAGGAGAACTTCCAGAACCTGAAGGAGATTCACCTTCATTCTCATCATCACCATCATCATCACCATCACTTCCTCCACTGCCTGGTGGCTCTTCCTCTTCTTCAACGTACTTGTATACGATATTAGCAAGACTAGAAGCCATAGAAGAACAGTCGTCTGATGTTTCTGGAATACCACCATGCTTTTTGAGTAATCTCTCAATTTGCTTTAATGGTTTAGCAAACTCATCAAGTTCTTCTTCAGTCACATTTGCAGGATATCTTAACATCCTTGTGACAAGATCAAGTAATCTTTTCTGAGCTTTCTCTTCTGGACCCACTGGTTCATAGTTCTTGTCATACAAGTGATCCTTATACTTTTGAACAAACTTTAAGTATCCAGGCAATCTATTAGCCAACTTCTTGTCAATACGCTCAGTATTTAAAATACTAAACATATAATCCTTCAAAGAAAAGCCAGTTCTACCTGTATTTCTACATGTGACAGATTTACCATACTCACTTGTTGTTTGCATAGAAGCAAGCGCAGCATTTTGAATTGCAGCACCATAAAATGCATCTAATATTTCTGGATCTGGATCGCGAAACTTTCCATCCTCATCTTTTAACATGTGGATAGGAATTTGCAAATCTGTATTCTTCTTAGGTTCAGAAGCTTTATAGTCAAATGTTTTGGGAACTCCAATAACTCTAAACATAGATCCAATCATCTTTGCAGATGTTTGAAGACTATCGCTAGACTTTGTAAAATAAGAAGAATAACTGCTTCTTCCACTATCCCAATTGAAGAATCTGTTTCTGTTGTCTGTGTATGTATAGGCTTCTTCTTTTCTCCTACCAAACCAGTCTTTAGCAAATTTGCTCATATGTTCTAAATTAAATTAATAGAAAAGAGAAAGGGACACGAATGTCCCTCTCTCATGTTTTCTACATTGCTGATCCTACTACAGCATGTTTTTAGAACGCAGATACTATGGAAAGTACCTTACTACGCTCAGACACGCCTATACCATCCTCAAACAATGGCATAATAGTAGAAAGCAATGCTTTGTCTACCTCAAACCCATCAGACACCAAACTAGCTGCCTGAAGTGTGTGACGAACTGAAATCGCAGAAGATAATTCCTGCTCTTTGTACTGTTTACGTATCTCATTGGATACTTTAACGATTGCTGTTGCAGCCTTTTCCTCAACGCCAGTACGTAACATCAAGATTTTAACCTCATCCTCAAGTCTTGGATAATCAAGCTCAATAGGAAAGAAGCGGTCTAATAACGCTCTATCTATTGCTTGAGTACCAGAATACTCAGAACCAAGGTTAGCGGTTGCAAAAAATACTGTTCCATCAGATACAGGAATAGTTCTTTCACAGTCATCGCAAGCGATGTCAACTGGCAAATAACGTCTGCTATCCAAACAAGGAAACAAAATGTTATTTGCAGCAAGTGGTGAACGATTCAACTCATCTAAAAGAATAATACCTCCAGACTGAATGTGTCCAACAAAAGGAGCATAGTCAAATGCTGAATGCCCTTCTTTGTTGATGCGGTGAACACCTAACAATGCAGACTGAGCATCTTGAACTGTACCCATATCTTGAGTATGTAGTTCTTTACCCATAGCTTTTGCTAAGTGCTTAAGAATCTCTGTTTTACCAGAACCTGTAGGTCCTACTAACAAAGTATTCTCTCCACGTAATACATTACGTACCATCAAGAACCAAATGTCTGGATCAATGTGGAATCCACAATCCTCACGTTTTGGAACTGGATAGTGAGTGGCAATGGTACGTTTAATGTTTGTACCACTTGGAATCTCTCCTTCCTCAATAGGTTTAACAGCAGTTTTCTCATCCCAGTCAAATTTGTAACCATACGCTGCAAATTGGTCAGCAATATGTCTTACATCATCAATATTATGTGTACCACTATCCAACATATAGTCAATAGCAAAGTCACAAATCTCTTGAATTTTCTCTTCTCCCAATACTGATATAGGAAAAACAGATTTCTCAAAGAATAATGCGTGAACATGTTCTTTCATGATATGTAAGTGATCATCTTCTGGGAAGTCATACTCATCTGCCACAAACACTGTTCCTAGTGGAAACTTAGCAAATTCAGCAATAGGACCTGTAATTTTCAAGTCTTCAATGCTTCTTGTAAGTTTTTTCTCAAACTTTTGTCCAGGAAGTGTTTTCAATTGGTAGCTTGTACCTTCAATAATTGTTTGCAATAGGATCATTGTGTCTTATTTAAAAGATTAATAAAAAAATTCATAGCAGTACTTAACTGCAACTTGTCAAAATACTCAATTTGAGTTAGTAAGATTGTCAGAAACTTCCTTTAAAGTCGTTTATGTCAAAACCTGTAGAGTCGTCATTTCCTCTGTTTTTATTTTTGCGCTCAACAAACTCACGCATTTCAGCTATAATAGCTTTTAATGTTTTCTCATCGTTTGCTAATAACGCTGCAATCGCACGTTTTTGTGAGTCTACAAAAAACGCTTTGTCCTTTTCACTAAGAGAATCCATTGCATGCTTCATCATTGCTTTGAAATCATTCTCATCAGGAATATCATCACCAGAATGATCATGCTTTTGCGTGTTCATGTTAGCTTTTTCGTAATTGCTAAGTTCTTCTAAAACTTGCTCACGTGCCTCAGAAAGCTTTTCATGAAGTATGTCAATCACACCTAGTGCAAGAATGGGTGAACATTTCATTTTCACAACCGCACCTATTGGTGTACCATCTTCACTTACTTCTAAAGCTACCAACATGTGGGAAAAATAATCCTTTCCCACTGAATCTACTTCAAGCAACTTATGAAGGTCTACTAATATTGAGTCTTTGCTCATAGTTAATGTTTTTGATGGTTATTTTACTTCTTGCGCTAACTCTTTCATTGTTGCATCACATTCTTCAATGAGTTCTACAATTGGCTTTAGCTTAGCCACTATGGAGTTTATCAGTTCATAGTACTGAGATTCTTTGAACTGTTGAACATGCTCTTCTGGTACTGAAATCATAGCGATTCCATTACCAAAAGGCGTGTCTACATTCTTACTGATCATGTTCTTATCAAGATTTTTATTTAAACCTGTTAAATACTTCTCAAAGCGATAGTAAACCATAATCAATTCTTCATTTGTTAAGCCTTTGAAGGAGGCATTAGTGTTTTCACTCATGGTAGTTGAATTTGTGTGTCTAATTCATAAAAATTCTTTGGCAACAACTTGCGTCTGACAAACTCGTCAATGACTTCGCGTGTTGTGATTCCTAAGTTACGCAAAGTTGCAGTTTTAGGCAAATCTAAAAACCAATCAAAATCTTTCTCACCTATTGTTACATGAGGAAAAAGAGCATTGATGATCATAGTTTCAGGTCCAAATAGCTTTTTTGCTTTAAGAATGTGCAAGAACTGCTTAGCTTTCTTGTAGTCAGCAACAATTCTACTGAGTGTGCTTGGAGAGAAACTCGCAACTTGTTCAGGCGTGTATTCTTTAAGACCATACATTAGTCTACGATACATGTTACGCTGAACCATGTTGAGATGAATCTTCTCAATTTCCTCTTGAGTTACTTTAACTCTGTTGGAACGTGTGTTTTTGTTTTGCACAAGTTTGTCATACTTGAACATTTTTGCTTGTCCATTAGGATCATAAGCAACATATCCTTGTGCTGTGGCTGTAATTGATGCAAATTTCTGCATTGTAAAAAAGATTAAATTGTTAATAATCAACGCTGTGCGCTATTTTTGTCATTATCTCTAGACCATAAGATATAGTCAAGAGGTATCATGTGTGATAATATCTTTATGAAAAAGATATTCACTACTGTAATTGGGCTAAGAACAATGTGTGCGAGGTCAATAACCTCAAACTTTCCATTTTCTTTAACGTAGCCAAGAATAACTGTTGTGTTAAAAGCATAACATAACAGAGTAAGAAGATATAATGCGATCATAGTTTATGGTAATGGATCCTCAAAATCGTGCGCAGCACACGGTGGAATTTTCTTGTTGACTGGCAACTCTGCTTGTCTATTCATTTCTTCACGTAACTCTTTCTCATAGAGTTCTTGATATTTGGCTTGATCCTGCCAATAAGCGTCATCTACTCCATCATATGGATCTTCTTCTTGTTCTTTTTCACGCATTTGCATGAATAACTCTTTCATTCTACCCATCTTAGTAATTTTTAGATTGATAATCTCTGATTTTGTTTAGCAAATCCTGATTGAAATTGGTAAAAAACCTTTTGTAAGCTCCTGAAATGCCAATTTGTGCTTGTTCAGTGCCATTGTAAGGAACATACCTACAACCTTTGCATATTGAAACTTCTTTACCTTCCTCATTGGTATAAGTTATGTTGACATCCAAATTAAATCCTATTACAGAAGTAATAATGTCTTTCTTATATGATAGTGCCATTGTCAGTTCAGTTTTAGAAAGTTATACACTAATATTCCAGAAACTATTACAATAAACCCAATCAACATCCAAAACAAAGGTCTCATCATCTTTTGTTCTCTTTCAAGATCATCAATGACATCTTCAATCATAGCAACTTGTGCTTCAATTTCATATCTGCGTTGCTTATACCATCTTTCAGCTGGCTCAGAAATATGCAAATCTTCCAATTCATTAAGGTAGTTGAGTTTCTTTTCTTCAAGTACCTTGAGTCTTTTACTTATACTCATTGTTTTTAGATTTAGGAGGTAAATACTACGTTGTTTTTCTTGAATTTGCAACCATGGCAAGAGTACCACATACACCTGATAGCAAAAATGCTATTGTGCAATACATTAAGTCATCACTATTACTAGTCATAAACATACATGCAAACGATGCTAACATGCATCCTAGCATGATATACATTACAATTGTGTCAAATCTTTTCATACACTTTTCTGTTTTTAATTAATAATTCCAAAAAAAGTGGGTGTATACGCCATTGTACACACCCACCTTCATGGTCTTTTACAACCACTGCAAAATATCTACTGTTTCTTCTCCTCTTTCTCCTCTTTGAAAAACTTGTGCTCTAACATGCGAGGTAACAAATCAAGATTGTAATCAATATCAGCATATGTAACTGAACCTGTGACATCAAATCCCATTTTGAACGCATACTTCAAACGCTGAATGTTGCTTTTTACAAATTGAAAAATTTCATCATTCTTTTTGTACTCTTGGTCTAAAAGATTCAAGTAGTGTTCTTCTCCATTTCTTGCTGATGCAGTAGCTTCTTTCCAATATTCAATCTCTTTAAGTTGATTGTTTATTGTTTCTAACGCTAAATCAAAATCAGCTCTTGTTAGTTTTGTCTCTTCAGACTTTGTACCATTTTTTTTAAGGTTGATGGTTCCTTTTTCTTTTTTTTCTGCCATGATCTGTGTGGTTTTGATCCATTAAAAGTTCCTTCAAGGACAACTCTGTCCTCTCTTAATCCATCTACGCATATTGCGCAGACAATTGCTGTGTCTGATATACAGCGTTTACAAATGCTCTCCATTAATCTGATTCTTTTCCTAAATGTGTCCAATCTCCATCTTCCAAAATCCATACGTCATCAACATAACCTGATGGGTTAAGAACATACATGGTTGATGGGAATTCAAGTACTATATGGCTATCCTTACGTTTTACAACACTAATAACCTTTTCTTTTTCATACTTGAGAACGCAATTTACGAATTTTTTCTCATCTTTTGTTAAGCGTTTTGAGTAGGTCTTTTGTGCATCAGCACTGGTCACACCTAATAGGACCATAATAAACATCACTATTTTCATATCTTTACTTTTTTGATACTTGTAATATGAAACATGTCTTTTGTCAAAAAACCATCAACAATGTGTCCATGTTTTATTAATTCTTTTGGTATTTCGCTGAGGTTACATATCTTATGAGTTGTAGAAGTTATTCTGCTTCCCACATCAATGTTGTCATCTGCAAGGTTATACATCTGTTTGATTACGACCCAATCATCCTTGCTCTTTTGTAGTACATTGCTCATTGTAACTACTTTGTCTTTGTTATTCATGTTTGTATTATTACAAAGGCATTTAACCACAAAAGAGTCATTCCTTGTAAGCCAAAGAATAACTCTAATGCAGTTGGAGAGTGAGCTACTTTAGCTCAGGACATATCTTACAGATTATCACTTGTGATAAGACTGTCAAGATCAGAATACTTACCAGAATAAACTTTCTTGGACTGCACGCCTTCAACCCATATTGAGTCTTCAGACACTTCCAAGTAGTATTCAATGTCAATGTTGCCACCAACATCAGTATAATCTCCTTTTGGAGAAGTTTCAACTGGATTTGCACATGCTAATCCTATACAAAATCCTGCTACTAATGTACATAGCGCAATGATTGATACTAAAAGTGTTTGTCTTCCTGACATATATTTTGAATTTATGAAACAAAAAAAAATGGAGCCTCATGGTTATCCAAGCTCCAGCCAACCTTTTTAGTAGGATTTTCTCACATAGAATTACTTCAAGCTCGCCTTGTACTTAGCCTTAGCAATCTTCAGCTCTAACTTCTCGCTTGGAGTTTTAGCAAATACACTTTTATCAATAGTCACTCTGTGCTTATTGATTTGTATACTTAACTCCTCACGCAAGTTGTTAGCAGCGTTAGATGCATCAGACTTTGGTACAAGTTTCACATTAACTCTTGTGGCAAAGTGTAACTTCTGCATTTGTTTGTATATAAAAACGTTAATAAATTTCTGACAAAGGTAAAAAAAGGAGGAATGCATTACACACTCCTCCTCGTTGCTTTAACTTCCCACGGTTATTGCATTGTATCTTCAGTAGACTCATGAGCGATTCTTATACAAGAAACCTCTTGAGCAAGAGCTAGTCTGTCTTCTGACAGACCATTCTTCAGTTCTTCAAGCGTTACGTTGATCCATGTCTCTTCAATCCATTCCTGACCATCATATTCTCCAACAGAATACTCACAACCATCAGGAATATGAACTAATACAAGTTCTGCATGATTTCCAGAGACAAACTCACTGCCTTTCTCTTCAAACAAGTCAATAAGAATTGGATCTTCTCTGTTTAAATCAATGTAGTGCTTTTCACCATCCATTTCTACAACAAGATTATAACTGTCATCAATAACAGTAAAAACTTTGTTGCTTCTTTTAAGCCATTCAAGACCTGCTTGAACAGAAGTTCCATAACCACCATAACATTTGTTCACTAATACTTTCATATTCTTTAAATTTACATTGTTTAAACATCAAAAAACTAATGATATGTTCAATGCCATACTACTATACTTCATATGGCATTAGGAAATCACTCCTATAGGGTTCGCACGACTGGCGTATACCCTACAAACTTCATGCAGTGCACCTGTATTACTACAACGCTTTGAGCCTAAGCAACTATTTATACTCGCTCAAACGAGTTTGAAAGGCTGAGTGTTGACCTTTCATATCGTGATTCTGACAACTTTCGTCATCTTACACACACTTGCGGTTAAGCAAGTACACGACATACTCAACAGAATAGGTTTCTGTCTGACCACTACGTACTGGCTCATAGGTTCCTTTTCCTACCAACTTCCCTGCAAAGGATTTACAAGATGCCTCCTGTTAGTTAGATAGTAATCATTTCCCTTGTCATCTGTCTTGCGAACGTCAAACATCTGCATATTACAGCAGAATAAGAGTATTATCACCAATACGTGCTTGGACACTTTTGCTTTTCTCTTTAAGTTATAAAGTTTTAAGCGGTCCAGGAATTGTGAAAGAAGTGGCCCAAGCGCACAGCATCATGCTACCTTTTGAGTAGTTTAGATACGACTTCTTTCTGTTTTCACCTGCCAAGGATACTCACTGTTCATTGTAATTGCCCACGGTATTTCTACCAACAGACTACAAAAAACTAACAAACGCTTCAGAGTTGGCGACTCCTACTACAATTTGCTTACTACACTCTTCTATTGAGATTTCTCTCTCAAACTCCTGCCTGTCAGAAGTTCTGTAATACTGTGCATCAACCGTTAGGCCACAAGCACACCATACTACAGGGAATATAGTACCTTTCAGAAGACAGAGATTACTCTCTGCGCAATGTGCTACCAACACATCACTTTATACCATCACTGGTTTATCCTATGGTCACGAAGGCTGACCTGTTGTTTCAGTAACTCCACAAGGGAGCTTAACGCATACGCCATGAGTATTTCAACTCTGAGGGCAACAACAATGTATACTTATGGTCAGGTTCTCACCCTGACCGTATCCCCCATTCTGCTATGTTTCAAGACAGACCCAGGGATTCTCACTTGTCTGTTATGGTGAGCCAACGCCAGCAACTTACTGGATAGACGCCTGGTTAAAGGAAAGACGCCAATACTTTATCTTAATAGGTAATTTCAGGGATATACTGCTTGATATTAGCAAGTACTTCCTCAATAGTCCTATAATCCACTTTGACATAACACTGAGAGTCAATGTCAATATCTCCTTCCCATCCTACATTCTTCACACAAGAGAAATAGAAATACTGATGCTTATCAAGTACAAAGGTATACATAGTACACCTATAATCAAGTTCGCGGAAATCTATCTTGTGCTTTTCTTTAAAAGACTCAGAAGCAAAAACATCAGGGTTAAGAGAACACAATGTACCTAATGCTATATTGTATTCATTACTACTAATAAAAGAACTACTATCTAATGTATGTTCTCTATCAAGTTCTAAGTATGCAATCATACGTGCTCTTTCCATGGGTAAAAAAGTTTTGAAGGTTTGTACTGAAGGTGTGAATAGCTATATAGTGTCACAATACTATGCGTTAATCACACAAAAACTCAAGAGTAAAGAAAGGTGTAGTGAGGGATTTCTCCCTCACACTCACCTCCTCTAATGCAAGTGGATACTATTATTCTCCACCAGGCAACATGCCTTTGCCACTGTTAAGTGTCTTAGACGCGCTAACCTCTGCCTGATTATCGTGAACCACGTTCACATCATGCATTTGATCAGCGGTATCCCACTTAACAAAGCGTAAAATACGCTCTCCACCAGCAGTCAACGCAGGACCATCAGCACCAGCACGCTTGATATAACTATCAATTGCTTCCTCATAGGCCACGTCATCACGTAGGAACTCCTTCGCGATATCTGCAGGTACTTGAGATTCTAGGTACTCAAGTGCAACCAATTTACCTGGTACTTGCAAACCTTTACAAGAGGTCACGAATGCCTCAAGCGTAGCGGTTTTACCACGTAAAAGACAAGTGCGCTTAACTTCGCGTACCCATCCAGCGGTCATTACAATAGCACTTTGCTCTAATTGTACATAACCAAAATCAGCGTTTGTGTCGTACGCTGTCACGATTGTGCCCTTCTTTCCAGGGACGATTCTAACATTACTCATACATCAAGAGTTTTAAATTAATACTGAATTCATTGGGGGTTGTGGTGTTGGACAAATCAGCGTGTCATACACCTTTCCTCAAGGGTGGCTTAGAACCTATCCTCACCTTGGGGAAAAAACTGCTGCGTATCGTATGCCTACCTGTGCACTCCCCTTCCCCCAAGTTGGGGACAAAAAACTGCACAACTTGACGCAATGTGTGATAGAGTGTACTCCATCCACTATGCATACTGTGTGCAGCTTGTCCCCAAGGGTTGATTTTATTTTGAGAGCATTGGCATCAACATGCACGCCCAGAATACGCACATGAATCCAACAGCAGGTAGAATGTGTGTGCCCCTTGACATCAACACTCCACTAAATACACCCAGGCAGACCACTGCCCAGATGTATAACATCACTTGCTTTTTCATGCTGATAAAGAGTAATCACGTTTGCGATAGTTCTTCACTCTTGTGCAAGTGTAGGAAGACTTAACACTCTGGCGTCTATTTGCATAAGGCGCCCAAGTGATAAGCATGTACTCGCCAGGGAAATTCTTGTGGCGCTTGTTAGCAACTAAAGTCACTTGCAAGTCGCCACATAATCCTGGCACAGTACTGGCCATCATGATTCCATATCCACAAGGAGATATTGCGAATCTGATACCTTCAACCTCTTCAACGTGAAATGTTAACACGTTATTCTTTTTCATCCAGCTGTGAAGAGGTGTTGAATCAAGCCACTGGAAATTGTAATTTGATGCTTTCATGGGAATTGTTTTTAAAGCATTAATAAAAGTCACGCACTTAATTTAAAGAGAGACACGCCTGCGTGATAGACGTGCCTCTCATAGGACTGTTTAGAATGGTGCGTCCTCTGATTTAGCACCCTCTGCTTTGGAAGCAGCCACCTCAGCGATGTTATCGTGAGAGATGATGATGTCTTGGGTAATACCCGCTCCATCATACTCTGTGAATCTCACGATACGCTTTCCACCTTTGGTAAGGTGAACGCCATCTTGACCTGCGCGTTTCAAGTAAGGCTCAAGAGCTTCCTCAAGACTGATGTCATCGCGCAGGTTAGACTTTGCGACATCAGCAGGAATTTCATCCTCAAGATACTCGCGCACTGCTATGCGTCCTGGAAGTGTTTTGGTAGCAGCGACCAAATCTTCTAAGCGTGCAACAGTACCTCTCATAAGGCATGTGCGCTTAGAATCACGTATCCAACCCTTCTCAAAAGAGGTTGCAACGGTTTCCAGGACAATGTATCCAAACTCTTTGTTTGTTGAATACACGTTTACTAATACTCCTTTAGCATTAGCTTTGATAGTTACAGCGTTTGTTGCCATAATCGTGGGAATGGTTGACCTAAGCACCAAAAGGTTCAAATATAAAATGTGTACTATAATTCTAAAGGCCATAGTACTGATGCCTGAATATCTTGGGAGTTGTGGTGTACAACGTGCAAGGCAATGTGTGTTGGACAACAGGTTAATAGAAACACAGAGCATCATGTATGACACTCTGTGGTTCGTCCTGCGCAGGCACGTGGCATCCCACCACGTCTTTGAAATCACTTGCAATTATCTCTGTAGTAAGCGTATGCTTCTGACAAAGACAATGCAATGATTTGTACTCCTGCAATGTAGTATGTTTTGTACATTGTATGGATTTTGTTGTCCTGGATGTCATGGGGGGTGTGGTGTAGCTGGGTGATGGCGGGGGTTGATTCAATAGACAGTACTCATATTCTCTTCCTCAGAGAGATTTCAATACTCAAAAAAATTTTATAGATTTGTGAGTGCATACCAATTTGCACCATAGAGTTTTCTATAGAAATAATTTACTCTAGAAAGATGAAAGGGGGGTAGTTGCTGATGCTACCTCTTTTTTATGACCAGTGGTTATTAGGTTTCTCCCAATAGAATTCTAGTTCGCGGTCTGACTCTTTGTAGTATCTTCCTACTATGTCTGATTTGTATATGCTATCCATGTTTTCAAACAATGCTGCTGTGTGATATGTGATGCCTGCAACATCTAAGCATTCTGTGATCCATGTGTAGTTCTTACCAGTAATCACGCCTGCTTCTACGAGAATCACGTTATCATAGTGCTGGAATTTGCGAATACCCATTGCGTTTGTCTGATCTAATAGCTGTCTTATATATGATACCTTATCCTCATCTGGGTATGGTACGTCCACAAAGGTCATATCTAGCATCTCGCCATCTTTGCTCAAGTGATGAGCCACATGCATTCCAACTGTTGCACTATAATCTGGACTAACCACCACGACTAATGTCTTACTTGGGTGTGTATCCAGACTTTCTAACTTTCTACAAAGTTCTTTGAGCACTGTCCATTCTAAATCACGTGATACATACATAATAAAAGTTTTGACAAATGTAATATAAATTTGTTGAGTTTAAACTTTTGAGTATATTTGTCAAAACTTAAATAATATATTTATGACAGAAGAAAAAGAAGAAGTATCACGCGAAGATGTCTTGGCATGGTACAAAGATCAGATCGAGTTAGCTACAGTACGTGCAGACTTAGCAGAGCAGCAGGCACGCGCAGTACGCTTTGAGTCTGAGAGATTACAACACGTGGTTATGATTGCAAACATCAAGACTGCAGGTACTAATATCATTGATGGTGAAGATGATAAAGAAGAAGAAAAATCACCAGAAACTAAATCTTAAAAGTTTAAATTATGAAGTTAATAGGAAGACGTGTTTTAATTAACATACCAAAAAGACCAGAGTCAGTAATTGAGTTGACTCCAGAAACAGAACGTGAACTTGAAATGAAAATGATTGACAAGTGGATAGCACTTGAAGTCTTTGCAACAGGGGCTGATGTAGATTCAGTGAGTGTGGGGGATAAGGTTTATGTACCTTCTTCTGCTTTACAGAACGCAGAACGTATACCAGTGGATGGTGATACAAAAATGATGATTGGAGAATTTGATATTGCCATTGTATGGTAAGGTTGACAATTTTTAAAAACCAAATAATATGAGTACAGAAAAAGAAAAACCAGAATTAACAGAACCAACAATTGTCAATGAGGAGTTAATTGACATGAATAACATTTCCACTGAGAGTCGTGGAGAGCAGTTGGTAGGTATTGCATTTAACCCATCTAGAGATAGTGAGGTTGATACAGTCAAACGCGCATGTGCATACTTGATTGATGTTATTGAAAAGCATCGTGAAGACAGCAGTGTTAATGGAACTCTTACAGCAAACAGAGAGTTCTTAATGAATCATGCTCTTGGTGAAATCATCAATGCCCAAATGAATGTTGTCAAAGTTATTACATTCCAAAAGTAAGACTATGGATAAAAACTTTGAGTGTGTAGCAAAACCTAGTAATCCTTTATTAGTGAATATGCAGCAAACGTTTGACAATTGTTACACTGTTGCTAAAGCTAAAAACAATGATTATGGTGGCACTAACAAAGACCCATTTGCCAATTTCAGAAATAGCACCATTGCAGGTGTGACTGTTGAGAAAGGTATTTTGGTGAGATTGATGGACAAGATGTCCAGAATATCTACCCTACTTGACAAAGAAGCTATGGTAAAAGATGAATCTATTATTGACACAATACAAGATGCTATCAACTACCTGGCTATCATGAAAGCATTTATTGAACTAAAAGAAAAAAGAGATGAGCGTTGCTAAATATACCAAAAAACCTGTGACCATTGAAGCATTACAATGGACAGGTGACAATAGAAAAGAGTTATTTGATTTCTGTGATCAATCTTACATGAACGGAGATGAGTTAAGAATTCAAACGCTTGAAGGCTCAATGATTGCATCTATTGGTGATTACATCATCAAGGGTGTAAAAGGTGAGTTCTATCCTTGCAAGCCAGACATCTTTGATCTTACGTATACTAAACTTTAAAAAAAATGGAAGAAAAATCACTACACAACACCACAGCCAACGGTGCTAAAAAGAATGTTAGAGACATTCAATTTTGGGGAGATGGCGATACATTCAGACTTATCAGCAAAGCATCAAGCCAGGCTGAAGGTTGGATGAAATCAACCAAAGCAATGCCTGCAGGTAAGTCTGTAGTGGTACAGGTTACTACTCAGCAAAGAAACCCTGATGGAAGTTATTCCATTGCAGAAGCGTTGACAACAGTTCCTAATGCAATTATTGCTGAATTTTTAGACAATGATGATGTAGTAAAATACAGAGCAATCATTGAACGCGATATCAGACATTCTGGTTTAGTAACTGTTATTGAAAAAAATGTTGAAGTAGAACTTGCTGAAGATGGAAGTAACTAAAGTTGAAAAAAAGTACAGATTGACTCATTATGACCTGGTTAAGTATCAGGTCATAACTGAGTTTGTGTTCTTTAAGAAAGAGAATCTTATTGACACTGATTTAGAACTGCTTACGCTTTTGGCCATTGAGGGGCCAGTAGATTTGACAAAGTTTTGTAACTTAACTGTCAAAAATACGTATCCTGATGTTAGTCCAGAGGAGTTTGGTGTAAAGTCTCAGAATGTGCGAAACAAACTAACAAAACTAGAAAAGCGTGGTCTGATAAAAAAGTCAGATACCTTCAAGAAAACTATAGAGATAGCAATGTCTGTACCTGTATTAAGTTCTGGTAACGTGATGTTAGATTATAAATTTTTAGCTCTTGAGACCAATAAAGCGTAAAGAGATTTCTGAGAAAGTTGCAGAAAGATTAAATTTGTCTTCAGAAACAGTTGACGAAATAGTATCTTGTTATTACAACATGATTCAGAGAAAACTTAGTCAGTTAGAGTTTCCAAGTATTACAGTAGATAACTTAGGTACGTTTTTCGTCAAGCGTCCAAAGTTAGAAGAAAAATTAATGATATACAGGAAGTCTCTAGAAAAGTATGAAAGTATAAAGCAACCAGACATGGCTCAATTCAAGTCAATCATGGAACTTAAAGCTGACATACAGAAATTTGAAAACATTCTTGCAGAACTTGACAAGTTAGATGTTAAGAAGCAAGAGAAACAACAAGAAAAAATAACCTATAAAAATAACAAATCATGAACTTAATAAAAATCTGGAAAGAGAAAGGAAAGATTTTAGAGGGTGTAAAGAACAGTATGTTCAAGCAGGAGCATATTGAAGAAATTGCAGCATCTAGAATGGCAATCTGCGAGGATTGCTTTTTTATTGATAAAGAGGGTTCTAAGTGCTACATGAAAGGAACTCAACCTTGCTGTGGAGAATGTGGCTGTAAGCTTTCATTTAAGACACGTTCTTTGTCATCGTCATGTCCTAAGAACAAATGGGAATCAATCACGTCTGAAGAGGAGGAAGACGCCATTATTAACAGTATAAAAGACTAAGCATGTTATCATTTGAACCAGAACATCACAAGTACGTATCACTTGATCCAAACGACCAAACAGATTGGATTAGTGTGACAACCTTAATATCATATTTTAAACAACCATTTGATGCTAAGGCTATATCTAAGAAGAGTTCCAAATCAAGTAAGAAGTGGAAAGGATTAACACCTGACACAATCCAAGAAATTTGGAAAGCTGAGGCAAAACGTGCAACTGACTTAGGAACCTGGTATCATGATCAACGTGAACAAGACATAGTATCATGTGATACTATTAATCGCCATGATGCTACACTTGCAGTAATTAAACCAATTGTTAATGAAAAAGGATATAAAGTAGCGTCATCACAAAAAATACTTTCTGGCATATATCCAGAACATCTTGTATTCTTGCGTTCTATAGGCGTGTGTGGACAATCAGATTTGGTAGAGATTGCACATGGCCTGATACACATTACAGATTACAAAACAAACAAAGAAATTAAGACATCATCTTACGTGAACTGGGAAGGACTTTCTCAGAAAATGAATCACCCAGTTTCACATTTAGATGACTGCAATTATTATCATTACGCGCTACAACTTTCAGCGTACATGTACATGATTCAGAAACATAACCCTACACTGCAACCTGGAAGTCTTGTCTTACATCACATTATATTTGAAGTAGAAGGTGAAGATGATTATGGTTATCCAATTGTCAGTCGTACTGAACAGGGAGATCCAATTGTAAAAGATGTTGTTCAATATAATTTACCATACTTGAAAGAAGAGGTAATGGCAATTTTTCAGTATCTTAAAGACAACAAAACTGAGATAATTAACTTCTCAAAAAACAAAAAATAATGGTAAAGTTATTTGACATACAAAATGGTGTAATAGTACCAACAGAACACTGTTACGCCTTGAAAGCATTAAAAGACATTATGGATAACTATCCTAATGACTTTTTAAAGATATACCAATATATCTTTTATATGTCTTGCCCTAATCCAGATATTAACCCTTTCTTTGATGTACGCGAACATGAAAAAGAAGAACTTATACTTGCACAACTTCAAGCAGAATTTTCTACTGAAGATGAAGATATTTTTATTGCTTTGGAATTCTGTAAAAAGATGTATGAAACACCTTCGTACAGGGCTTACATGGGTATTAAATCTATGTTGGATCGCCTTGCTACATATATGGAACATACCCCAATACACCATGGTCGTGATGGTAATATCACACCGCTGGTCAACGCTGCAGCAAAGTTTGAGCAAATACGTGGCTCATATAAAGGCGCGTACAAAGACCTTATGGAAGAACAAAAAAGCCATGTTAGGGGAGGTCAAAATCTTGCGTATGACCAATTCTAAAGATACACAACAGTTTATGTTCTTTGTTAAAGTAGAGCATATTACAGATGGACCTTTGATACAAAGAGATTTACCATGTGTACCATCAAAAGGTGATTGGATAGAACTTGGTAAAGAAAACTTTGTAGTAAAAAATGTTTCTTGGAACTTTTCTGATAGAAGAACAGTAACTTTATTAGTTGATACACCAAAATTTTAAGATGTACAGAGAAATACCAACATACAATTACGAGACTGACGAATGGAGTTATACTGTGTTTGACACACGAGAAGAGTTAGCAGATTTTGTAGAAAGCATATTTAAAGAACCAGGTCAATATGAGTTTGATGAGTGTTCAGAAAAGTTTAATGCTGAAGGTAGAAAGTTTAATAAAAACAGGGTATACTGCCTTGCACCTGAGCGTTCAAAAGATTTTGTAAACTACTGGAATACAGAAAAAGACAAATGCAGAAATGGTGTAATCTACAAGAACAATGGTAAGAGTTGGTATTTGCCACGCGATTACTACATGTGGTTAAATTTTTTACCTATCTATAATAAGGAAGTAAACAGATTTACATTTGCTGATGTGCGTGATGCTCAGTATCATATGGCACTTTATGAAGAGTTGGCTCAATTAAAAAATAAACATGCAGCTATTCTTAAGAAACGTCAGATTGCATCTTCATATTATCACTCAGGAAAGATTGCAAACTTATTTTATTTTGAGGAAGGTTCTGTTGCAAAGATGGCAGGATCACTTAAAGACTATATAAATGAAAAAGGTACATGGCGTTTTCTTGAAGAGTATCGTAACTTCTTAAATAAACACACAGCATGGTATCGTCCATGTAATCCAGACAAGGTTCTTAACTGGGAGCAGAAGACTGAAGTAACCCAAGGTGGTAGAAAAGTGGACATTGGTCTCAAGTCTGTTATCATGGGTGTGGTTCTTGAGAAAGATCCAACCAATGGTGTAGGGGGTCCTTGTACTTTATTCTTCCACGAGGAGGCAGGAATTGCTCCTAAGATGAACATTACACTTGAGTACTTATTACCTGCCATGAAATCAGGTATGGTTTATACAGGTATGTTTGTTGTTGCTGGTTCTGTGGGTGACTTGGATCAGTGTGAACCTCTAAAAGAGTTAATACTTAATCCAGATTCCAAGGACGTTTTAGCAGTGCAAACAGATTTATTAGATGACAAAGGCACTAAAGGTCTTTGTGGTTTATTCATTCCAGAACAATGGTCAATGCTTCCATGTATAGATCAGTATGGGAACTCTGAAGTGGAAAAAGCATTAGAGATGATTCTTATTGAGCGTGAAGACTGGAAGAAAAAACTTAAACCAGAGGATTATAGACTACGTATTTCTCAGAAACCTATTAACATAAAAGAGGCTTTTGATTATAGAAAAGAAGCTAGATTTCCAGAGCACTTGGTATCACAACAAATTAGACGTATAGAAGAAAAGGAGTATCCTACTGAGTATGTGGATTTGGTGTGGGAAGATGACAAAATAGTTCAAAAGTCTACACGCAAGATACCTATCATGGAGTTCCCAATATCTCCAAAGACAGAAAGCAAAGAAGGTGTCATCATTATTTATGAGAAACCAATTGAGAATCCAAAGTTTGGAACATATTACGCATCCATTGACCCTGTTTCTGAAGGTAAAACCACTACATCTGAGTCATTATGTTCTATATTTGTGTACAAAACAATACAGGAAGTCAAAGTGAATAAGAAAGATGGTACAGTTGAAACACGCGTAGAGGGCGACAAGATTGTTGCAGCTTGGTGTGGACGCTTTGATGACTTAAAGAAAACACATGAACGTCTTGAAATACTTATTGAATACTACAACGCATGGACAATTGTAGAGAACAATGTTCACTTGTTTATTCAGTACATGATTTCTAGACGTAAACAAAAATATCTTGTACCTAAAAACCAAATTATGTTCCTCAAAGAACTTGGTAGTAATAACAACGTCTTTCAGGAG